ACGTTCCAGATGCTTCCCATCCTGCGAAGGCAAAATGCCCTGCTTGAGGAAATACTTCAACAGCGCACCTTCACCAGAGCAAGTGCTGCTCGGGATTCGGTGTCTCACAATCGGCCCTCTAGCAAGGGGGACGTGAGAGTGAGGGTGAAGCCGTGTCGAATCCGTTCTCCAGATATGGAGTTGTGGACCAAACACAGATTCACGACCCAGTGCTGCTGCGCTGACATCAACAACGGGGTATTGACCCCGGAAGAGACGATGAAGTCTCTTGTCAATGCGGCTCGCTGTCATCCAGAAACCATTCCAGTAGAGGAGGTTCCGAAACGCAACAAGACCAACAACGCTAGAAACGTCAGTCAGTGATCGAGGAAGCTCATGACGGAGACGTATCGGAGTTACCGATACACCGTCATAGTAGTCACCTCCGCAAGACTCCCGGAATTTGCCATTCCAGAAGCTCTTGTCCATGTTCACTCGAAGCCCGAAGGCCTCGAGGAGCTGAATCACTGTGTGTACATATTCTACAGGGACGACGATGTCGTCTCCGTAGACACGCACCTGACTCCGTAGGCTCATGATCAAGCCCCGGGTTAGTGGTACCTTGCGCTGATGTGCTATTGCAGTGAAGACGATGGTCACGAAGACCATCGCTTCCACTGGGAAGCACAGCGCAGAGCCCATTGACGCGAACTTGACCAAGGGAATAATCCCATGATCAGGAACATCAGCCTTCGTGCTCCTTGTTGCCTGGACAGCCTCAGATAACCGAGGAAACCTAGACATGAGGAGCTCTACATGCTGATTCAAGACCCTGTCGGACGCGTCGCTCAGATCGAGCGTGGCGAGGTCGCAGCTTTCGCTGCCCTTTCTAGCGAGGAGCCGGTTTGGCTCCTGATGCTTGAATCCGATGAAGTAACGACCGAGCATGGAGTCCTTTTGGGACAAACCATAACCGGTCGGGACTTCGTGCCTCGATGGATTGACGTCCTCGAGGCGCTGGATGAATTGTTGCGCAAGGGCCTGCTGCATGTATTGCATGGCAGTAGGCTCCTTAGCAATAATTCGAGGGGTCTTGAGAGTCTTAGGGACGGGGATGACCTTTACAGGTCTCTCCTTCCCAGGCTCGAGGAATTGCACATGGTCAAACTGGTCGTCCTGACCAGAGTAGGGGACAGCGTACTTACCGTAAGGAAAGATACGCTCCAACCTCTGGGGCCACTCGATCTGATCGAACTTACCGTTACCGGTAAGTCCGTCAGCGGTAGCTCCGGGACCATGCCTGGGGGTGAGGAACCCACGGGATGGATTGACGATTTCGCACTGGGAGAGGCTTTCCTGGATCACAGGAAATTGCCACTTCAAGACGTCATCGCCGATCCCGTTACGTACGCCATTGGCGCACGAGCGATTGTCAGAGCCTTGGAAGGCCTTGACACCGAGGAGACCCAGAAATGGGTCCTCGATCCTCAGAACTCGATCATGACTTGGGTAACTGACCCAGTCACGAGCGAGACCCGTCCTCTCTGTTACGTGGTTTTCCACGTCGCTAAAGAGGTCGGCCCACAAAAGAGTTGACGCTTTCCGGAATTGGGGAA